ACAGTTACCATTTCTTTACTCCCCCGGCCTGATGTCGGTCGGGCTGCCGTCCGGGCTCAGCCGGTACGTGACGGGCGTCTTAACCCGGTCTGTTCTCAATACGGTTCCGTTTGCGTCCCTGTGGACGATACCCATTTCCGCAATTCCGCGGATTCTTCCGTCGTTCGTCATGATGCCGTGTGCCTCACAAAACTGATCGTGAACGTCCACGCCCCGAAGTTTGACCACGGGGATTCCGCGACGCTGATGCTCTCGATGTAACAGTTGGTGTGCGTGACCCCGTTCAGGACCAGCGTCCCTTTCGTGGCGTTCTTGCCCGTCACCCGGGTATACCCCGACAGGAGCCGGCGTTTCTGGATGTGCCCCGCCTTGGCTGCCAGCGCCGTATACTCCGAATAGGTTGCGGTCACGCAATCGATCTCTGCCTCGTATACCATTGATCCAAGGATGAGTTCCCGTACAACGTGCTGGCTGGGAACCGTTACGCTGTCAAAAGTGCAGGCGACCATTATCCGACCCTCACCCCCCTGGCCGCGAGGGCGTCCGGCGTCAGGTTGTTCCCCCCGGCAGCCACGCCGGGAACCTTCGTAAGCGTCTTGCCGTCGATGTTCACGATCACGTCCCCGTATTTATCCCCTGTTGGGAGCGTCATCTGTGGCATGGTGAACTTGTCCGGGGTTGCCATATCCTCACCAGCAGCCATTGACTGCGAGATGAACGGCGAGGGTAGGGGTGTGATGTCTGCGGCAGCGGGGCCGGTAATGTCGGGCGATGCCGTCGGGTTCAGCGGGTTGGCGATGAACTGCTGGATCTGCGCCTCTGCCTGTGAGGTGTCCACCGTAACGGTCATCCCGATCTCCGTGCCGTCATACCGTGTGGTGAGCGCGTCAATAGGTGCGCTTGCCTCATCGACAATACCCTGCGCCTTGGCGATCTCGTCCTGCTGGTCTTCAACCGCCCAGTTATGCCGGATGGTGAGCTGGCGGGCAGCGGATACGTCGCGGGGGTTGAGGATGCTCATCTCGCGGGCGTAGTCCTTGTTGATATCGTTCAGGCTCTCGTATGCTTTCCCGAGGTCTTCCACGGATTTTGTATAGTTATCCGTCGCGGTTTTGAGGGCTTTGATACGGTTCTCTTCTTCAGGGTCAGCAACGGCAGCGCCGGACAGGTGCTTATCTGCTTTGGGGGCAGTGTCATCGACAACGGCGTTCCCCATCCCGTCGGTTTTCCACCCGTACGCTTTCATCGCGTCATCTTTCGACTTCGCAAGAACCCATTTGGCGAGGTCGTCCATCGTGCCTTTCGCACCGGACACATCCCCGTTGATCAGTTGCCACGCGGCCATGGCTTCCGACCCGAGGATATGGAACCCCCGGGCGACAAGCGTCAGGGCATCGTTCAGCCATGAAAAGAACTCTATGGTTCCCTCGCTTGCTGATACGTCGTTCAGGAGTTCCGCAAACTCACCGAACGCGGGGGCAAGTTCAGCGCCGGCGGTATTGGCGAGCCCGCCCACGGATGCATTAAGATCCTTGATTGCTTTCTCATAATCCCTGAGCTCTTCTTTCCCCTCTTCGGTCAGGACAGCGGCGCCGGAGAAATATTCTTCCATCTCCGACTTGCTCATGTCCATATACCCGGCAAGGCTCTGGTAGCCCCTGCCGAATATGGCGTTGGCTGCGGTGACTCTATCGGCTGAACTCTCCAGCCCTTTCATACCCTGGATGATGTCGGGGAACAGTTCCGCCGTTGACTTCAGGCTGCCATCGGCGTTCTTGTAGGATACCCCCATATCATCCAGCATCTGCCGGGCGTCATCCCCGGCTGCACCGGACGAGGCAAGGTTCACCTGCATCTTATTGATCGACGCTGCCAGAGTATTGATATCGGAATCAGCGTACCGGGCAACGTTCGCCCACCGTTCCAGCTCCTCGGTGCTCATGCCGGTGGTTACGGCGAGCTTGTCGATGGTGCTGACGTATTCGGCGGCTTGGTTGGAAAGGTCGATGAACTTCTGCCCGTATTGCATGACCTTATCGAAGATCAGCATCGTGGCGGCCATGCTGACCGACACGTCACGGTAGAACGACAGGACGCCGCCTTGTGCCTTGCTCATGCCGTTCAGGAAGTCTTGTGCGTCGAGCCCAATTTTCGCAAAGTACTGAAGAATTCCGTCGTTAGCCACGGCGATCACCCTGCGACGCCGCCCATGCACCTAATTTCCTGACCAGCTCGTCCGGGTCTGCTCTCGTCCTGTCCTTCATGATCCTGAGATCCTCCGCCCTATACGGCGGTGCTGATGCTGAACGGTTGTTATTCGCAAGCAGGGAACACTGGACCCCGTTCAAGATGTCCAGGAACCTCCATTCCTCGTTCCGTGCCTCGATTCTTGCCTGCGCAATTGCGTAAAATTCTGCCGGTGTCATTCTCCCGAACTGCCCGGGGGTGAGCCCGCAGAGCCCGAACGCCAGTTTCTCGTTGGCCTTCTCGTAGGCCGCGGCTAGTTTTTTGGTGCGTCATCCCCGGCAGCCGGTTTCGCGGGTTCGTCTTTCGGTTCCCCGAACCACCCGGACACGATGAGAGCCCGATGGAACGAGCCATAGAGCACCACCATGCCGGCGGGCCCGCTGAACTGCTGGCAGAACGCCTTAACCGTCCGGAACGCCAGTTCCTTGCCCTGTGGTGCCTGCTGGATCGCATAGGTCAGGGTGCCGGCATCGTTCGCCCGCCGCAACCCTCGCCAGAGGATAAGAGCGGCGTTGTCGTAGGTCCGGCGGGTCGGGTGGAACGCCTCGAACAATGACAGGGACTTCTCGATCTCCCGCACGTCCTTATCCTCAAAACGGAGGGCGAGGGTTTCCCCCTCGATCTCTATGGGGAATGACTCGTCAGGCATTCAGGGAACCCTCATACATACCCGTGAGTAACCTCGATCCAGTACACTTTCGGCACGCAGGCCGTGCAGAACTTGACCACGGGGATCATGAGGACTTCGCCGGCGGTTGTCGGGATGGTGATAGCCGATCCGGTCGTGCCGGCAGTGGCGAGCACGTTATTGACGTAAACCGACTCCCCGGAACCCGTGCCGCTGATGCAGAACGCAACGCCGGTATCTGCCAGATCGGTGGTGATCTGGTATCCGTAAGTGGTTGCCGCGAATGTCGGGGAGAGGGTGAGCGCAGTTGAACCGCCATCGATTACTGCAATACCTTCAACACCGACGGATACCGCGGTTGACACTTCGGTGATGGCGCCAGTTGGCTGAACCTTGAAGCTCAGCGACGCATTGCCGTCTTTGTCGAACTTCGGGATCCCGCACCCGCTGACGTAGCCCGAGAAGGTCCACGCCCGCGTGATGGATTTGCACGGGGCAACGATCTGCCATGTGCTGACGGTGCCGGCATAGAATGCCGTCTGGATGGCGGTCTGTGCGGTGCTGCCGGTGAACCCGAGGTCAATGCTTAGTTCAGAGTTCTCGATGAACCCCGGGCGGCTGGTCTTGACGGCTGACACGTTGTTGTGTGAGCTGGTGTCGATCTTGCTGAGGGTCGCCATCATTTCGGAGACGTTCTGGACTTCTCCGTAAACGCTGGTGCCGCAGACAAGGTTCACCCCTCTTCCTGTGATTACCTGATTCGTCATTTCGTTTCGTTCCTCCTAACTGTTGTAAATGATCAAAAAGTCCCGGTGATACATCCAGTATTTCAGGTCGGGTGTATAGTCCGGGACGGTCCCCTGGTCGTCAATCCTGATCACATACACGCCCGGGGACAGGGTGGTATTATCGACCATGTTCAGACTGTCAGCGATGAGTTCAGAGAGGTTATCCGCCGCCCCGTCACTCGTAGCCCATGCGGTGCACTGGACCCGGCTCTGCCCGATGCCCCGCCGGTTGTGGTATGCGTTCAGCCGTTGGGCGTCTACCCGTGACACGGTGATGGCGGGGAATGTGGGGGATGCCGGGAGAGCGCTGCGGTAGATGCGGGTACTCACGACATTGGCAACTGCGGTATCCGCTTTCAGCCGGGTAATGATGGCGAGGACCGGATCGATCATCAGATGCCTCCTGTAAGGTCAGGGCGTAATCCTGATACGGCATTCTCGTATCCGCTGAACTCTTCCACGGCGGCGCTGATGTTGCCCCCCTCGAGGGCTGCCAGCATGATCCCCCGGTACTTCATGAGGTTGTGATCGAATGTCGGGCGCCAGTGCGGGCGGGGGTACTGCTGATACTTCCTCCCGAGGGAATCGGTGTCCATGAACCCGAACTCCAGCCGGCGCCCGTACGGAACGTCCGTGCCGATAAGGGCAACCTCGCGGATCCCTTCGGTGCTCATCTCCACATGGATAGACCGGCGATAGGTGCCGGTCTTGTAGGGCGCAATGGCTTTCACGTCGTTGGCGTAAGCCTGCCCGGCGAGTTTGACCGCTGCCCGTTCGTTCTTCTGGATGCCTGCCGCTATCTTCTGGAGATCACGGGTGAGCAGGTTCAACCCGGAGAAATCGAACGAGAATGCAGCCATCAGGTGCACCTCATGGGATCAGCCACCCGAAATCAAGACCCCGGCCAACAATCACGCCGGCAAGGGTGCAGGCTACCCCAAACCCGATGATAATCAGGGTATATAGGATAGTTTTCTGCAAGTCACGAACCCCTTGGATCTCTAT